CTCCTTTGGGCCATTTGCTAGACCTGATGGTGAGTGGGGTGTGGACCTTCCTGCAAATGGTGATACAATAAATCTTGGTTCTAGCACTGATTTTAACTTTGCTGGTGATTTTTCCATTGAAATGTTTATTATGGATAATTCAACAGATGGTATAATATTTTCTAGCCATAAACAGGGCGATGCATCAGGATATTATATGTATAATAGACCTTTAAGATGGGATATGTTTAACGCTGGCAACGGTTTTAATTTAGGTAATGACAATAATCCGCCTGTGGGGGTCTGGTATCATTTTGTTATTTCAAGACAAAGTGGTTCAATGCGTGGTTTCATTGACGGTGTTTTAAAGGCAGTTGTTTCTAACTCATCAACTATCAACAGCAGTGCCTATGATTTTATGATTGGTGGTGCTTCAAATTCTAGTGGAAATTTGGATTTCACACCTGCTGCAAAAGTATCAAACTTCAGGATTGTAAACGGTTCTTGTCCAACAGCTTATCAAACATCAAGCACAACGGTAGGTGCAACTATTTTTGCGGTTCCGACAGGAAAACTCACGGCAGTAACAAACACTAAACTACTGACCTGTCAAAGCAACAGGTTTGTTGATAATTCTGCTTCTGCTCACACGGCTACACCAACAGGCAATGTAGCCATATCAGCATTTGGCCCATTCCTAACTGACGCAGTGTATGACCCTGCGGTGAACGGCGCATCAGCATACATGGATGGTACTGGTGATTATTTGTCAATGGATGGCCCCGGCACTTTGGGGGCAAGTGCTAATTGGTGCATGGAGTGTTTTTTTTATTGTAATGATAGGGACCCCGGTATTGCTAGGATTATGAGTGTCAATGAAGCTACGGATGCAGATGCCTTTACGGTGATGAGAATTAGTAACAATAGTAAATATGAGTTTTATTCGGGCGGCGGTTCATCGTATGCATACAGTAATAAAATTGGCGCTGCTAACTTCAATGAGTGGACGCATATTGCAATGACAAAGTCTGGAACAACTGTTCGTGCTTTTGTTAACGGTATTAAACTGTGGGAAGCAACGCATAATGCCACGAATGTCATAGCTAAATTAATTACTGGTTGGGGTTATGGGTCTGAATATTTCCCCGGATACATTTCTGATGCGAGATTTGTAAATGGTTCCTCTGTTTACACAGGCAATTTCACACCACCAACAGCCCCTCTCACAGCTATCACCAACACCTCACAACTATTGAACATGGCAAATGCACAGGCGATTGACAGTGCCGCCCAGAGTAATATGTCGCTGCATGGTGATGCAAACACTAGTACAGACCAAGCTAAATTTGGCGATACGTCTTTACATTTAGATGGCACTGGTGATTTTTCCGCAGGGTCAGACACTTCTGTTGGACATTTTGGAGCAGGTAATTTTACAGCAGAATGTTGGGTTTATCCCACTGCTTCACCAAATCAACCTATTATCATGGGTCAGTGGAACGGGAGTTACTCTTGGGCAATTCAAATGAGTAATGACAGTTCAAGAAATCTTAGATTTTTAACTTCGTCAGTGGGTGACCAAGTATCGTCTACGGCAGTAGCACTTAACCAATGGTCGCATGTAGCTCTCGTGCGAAACGGGAATACCTTTAATCTTTACCTCAACGGAACTTCTGTTAAAAATGTAACAAATTCAGCTGCATTACTTGCATCTACGGATGCTTTTACCATTGGAAACAATGCGGGTGGTGGACAACCTTTCCAAGGATATATTGATGAAGTGCGTATAAGCAAGTTTGCTCGTTACACCAGCAATTTTACAGCACCGACAGAAGCCTTCGCAGATAAAGGACAGTAAAAATGAAGATAGCAAGATTAGATGGCAGCACCATAGCTGAAATAGCAGAACACAAGTCTCTGTTTCCCAACACTAGCTTTCCTGCGTCTGGCCCTGACAGTAATTGGTTGGCGGCTAATAGCTGTGCTGAGGTGATTACGTTCTTAGCTTATGACTCAGCTACTCAGAAGAACGAAAGTGTCACGCCTTATCTGTCTGGTGGCAAGGTGTACACGCGCCGTGTTACTGATATGACAACAAGTGAAAAGGCAGCGGTGGTAACGGCGGCTAACACTGAAGTAGCTACACGTAACAGAGCAGAACGTGACAAGCGGTTGGCAAGTTGTGATTGGGTAGTAACCAAGGCGCTAGAGAGCGGCGGTTCTGTGCCGTCCGCATGGTCAACTTACCGCACAGCACTACGTGATATTACCACTCACTCTAACTGGCCCAACCTAAACTATCCTAACATAAATGGTAGCGGGGGCGATTGGCCTACGGAACCTAGCTAATGGATATCAATTGGACATTAGTAACAATAGCAGGAGCATTACTAGCACAGGGTGCTGCTGTAGTGTGGGCAGTGTCCAGTATGGTATCAGATATACAGTATAATATGGATAACATAGCTGACATAGAAAACAGCACAGCAAGACTAGCTGATGATATACATGAGAATGACGTAATGATTGCACGTATTGATGCAAATGTAGAGGCAATTAAAGGGGCGTTAAACGTACTAATAAAGCGCGAACACGCACAGAGGTAACTACATGATAGACCCTGTAACGGCTTTTGCCGCAGCTAATGCCGCGTTTAAAGGCGTGAAGATGTTAGTTGGCGCTGGCCGTGAGATGCAGGACGTTAGCAAACAGCTTGGGCAGTGGTATTGTGCTGTTGCGGATATAACCAAGGCAGAAACCCAACGTAAAAATCCAACGTGGTTAGATAAGAAGACGCACGGAACTGATAACATAGAACAACAAGCTATGGATATCGTGATCCGCAAGAAAACCCTGATGGAGAAAGAAAAAGAAATTAAATTTATGTTGGACTACAGGTTTGGTTTGGGCACATACGATGAAATGTTAGGTATGCGACGTAAGATACGCGCAGATCGCGAAGAAACGGTGTATCGTGCCATGGAAGCAAAACGACAGATACAAAACAATATGGCTGTAGGTGGGTTAATCTTTGGTATAATTGGTTTCTTAGGGGGCGGCATTTATTTAATAATGTTGGCAACACAATGATAAAAGTCTTAATGTTGTCTGCAACGCTTGCAGGAGTAGCCAACCCCACTCATGTTCAGTGCCACTTATGGAAACGGTTTACGGACGGAAACGGTCAAAAAGTTTGCGTTTACAGGTTCACAGCGGGATATGGTGGCTTGGGGTATCATTACCCTACAAAAAGTTTTTCCGAATGCCCGAAGGTTTTTAGTTGTCTTTATGAAAAGAAGGACAAACGCCCAAGTTTGTCTGAAATACTAGACGGTATGAAAGGAGGTTTTTAATGACGATGGAAAAGTTTTTGGCATGGAAGATTATGCCTCGGTTTATGATGCTGGTAATGACAGTAATGTATATTCGTGTAATTGAGTGGTTTATGTCATTGCCGCAAGATGTTGTATCAACTCAGGCTACGGCGCTCACTGCGACCGTAACGGGTGCTATGACAGGCGCTTTTGCCGTATGGTTAGGATCAGAGAAATGATAACACTATTAGGTAGTTTGTTAGGGTTTGGCAGTTCGTTTTTGCCAGAAGTCCTTAATTATTTTAAGGCAAACCAAGCGCAGAAACACCGTATGGAGATGATGCACCTTGAAACGGAATTAGCGCAAAAACGTTCAGAGATGAAGCTGGTTGAATTAGATAAACAAGCCGATATTGAAGAAACAAAAGGGTTGTATCTACATGACAGTTCTATCGACGCTGGAGGTTTTATCAACGCCTTGCGTGGGTCCGTTCGCCCCGTTATCACTTATATGTTTTTTGCTTTATTCATTGCCACAAAAGTCGTGATTATGGTGAAAGTCACACAAGCTGGTGGCGATTGGATGCAAGCTGTTGACAAAATGTGGGATACAGAAACAGCGGGACTTATGAGTGCAGTCTTAGCGTTTTGGTTTGGAAATAGAGCAATCTCTAAATATGCGGGGAAATAGTTATGGGGTACAAGTTAGGAACGGGAAGCCTGTCAAGGCTAGAAGGTGTCAACGACGATCTGGTAACTGTCGTGAAATACGCCATCGGCGTTACGAAACAGGACTTCAGTGTGATCTGCGGTTTGAGGACGTTGGACGAACAAAAAGCGTTGGTCGCAAAAGGTGCCTCGCAGACTATGAAGAGTAAACACATTGACGGCAACGCCGTTGATCTTATGGCGTATTGTGCTGGTGATCGTTGGGAATTGAATCTGTACGATGAGATTGCCGACGCTATGAAGGAAGCGGCAGAGGCAACGGGAGTCAAGTTGCGGTGGGGCGCTGCGTGGACTATTAATGATCTAGGTGCTTGGGAAGGCACAGCGGAAAACGCAATGAACTCCTACATCGACATTCGTAGATCACAGGGGCGCAGACCGTTCATAGACGCACCACACTTTGAACTTATGTTTTAATGCACGTTTTCGTTCTCATGGTCTATATGGGTTATGGGGATGATCGTGTGTTAACGAGTAGTAATATGCGCTTCTATAATATAGATCATTGCAACTACGTTGCTAGCGCGGTGGTAAGACGTTATAGTAGTCATGGAATCACAACCAAAGACAGGGTTGTTGCGTATTGCGTACCTGAAAAATTAGAAGATAATAGTCTTCCTGTGTACTAACTTATAGGTGTAATATGCCGTTGAAAAAAGTATTGTTTAAACCCGGAGTTAACAGGGAAAATACACGCTATACTTCAGAAGGTGGTTGGTACGAGTGCAATAACATTAGGTTTAGACAAGGCACTCCTGAAAAAATTGGCGGTTGGCAACGTCTAAACACCATAACTTTTTTAGGGGTTGCACGTTCTCTTTGGAATTGGATCACCTTGGGTGGTCAAAATTTGATTGGTGTTGGTACAAATGTAAAATTTTACATAGAAAACGGTGGTGCATTTAACGATATAACTCCTCTACGTAGCACCACTTCGGCAGGAGAAGTTACCTTTAGAGCATCTAATACTACGTTGAGTGCTGCTATAACTTCCACGTCTGCTACTACAATAGCCCTAACAGATGCAACGGGTTTTCCCCGTGCGGGTCTAGTGCTTATAGATAGTGAGGCTGTTTCCTATACCGGTATAACTGACAATACGCTTACAGGATGCACTCGTGGAGCTTCCTATTTAATATCTGACGTACCTACTAGCACCACAGCTGCCACACATAGTAATGGAGCCGCCGTAACTTGTTTTACTATCGTGGTGCTTGATTCTAGTCACGGCGCTGTTGTTGGTGACTTTGTAACTTTTTCGGGAGCCGCTGCCCTAGGGGGCAATTTTACTGCTAAAGTGTTAAATCTTGAATACGAAGTCTTGTCCGTAGAAGATGAAAACACGTATACTATACTGGCAAAGAGTTTTAGTAACGCGACGCTTAAATTTACCAATGTTGCCTCTACCTCTTCTGATTCGGGTAGTGGTGGTACTTCCACGGTCGGAGCGTATCAAATTAACGTGGGGGTTACTACGGCATCTGATCTTGCAGGTTGGGGCGCAGGTAGCTACGGCGCGGGTTTATTTGGAGTTGGTGAAACAAGTCAAGAGGAACTACGCATATGGTCACAACAAAACTTTGGGGAAGATTTAATTTTTGGGTTGCGTGGTGGGCGTATATATTATTGGGATGCTTCAACTAGCCTTACAACACGCGCTGTTGACCTGACCACGCGGTCGGGAGCCTCTAATGTACCAACTGTTCAAAATTCTATTCTTGTGTCTGATATTAACAGATTTGTGTTTTGTTTTGGAGCTAATATCTTAGGAAGTGCCACCCAAGACCCCATGTTAATTAGGTGGTCTGACCAAGAAGATGCTACTAATTGGACACCTTCAGCTACAACACAAGCAGGAAGTCTTAGGTTATCTAGAGGCACTAATATCGTAGCCGCATCTCAAGCCCGACAGGAAGTCTTGGTTTGGACTGACTCTTCTTTGTATTCGTTGCAATATGTAGGCGCGGGGTCTGGTGTTTGGGGCGCTACATTAGTTGGCGAACAGACGTCAATAGCCTCACAAAACGCTGTGGCATATGCCAATGGGGTTGCCTATTGGATGGGTAAAGATAAATTCTACAAATACGACGGACGTACTCAACCACTACCGTCTGACTTACGTAAACACGTATTTACAAACTTTAACGAAGAACAGTTTGAACAGGTGTTTAGTGGTACAAATGAAGCGTTTAACGAAGTGTGGTGGTTTTATTGTTCTACAAACGCAATAAACATAGACAGCTATGTAATATATAACTACGTAGAAAATATATGGTACTACGGTTCTATGGCACGGTCTGCTTGGCTAGACTCAGGGTTGAGATCATTTCCGTTAGCTGCGACTTACAATAACAGGATTGTCGAACATGAACGTGGGGTTGATGATAACGAGACAGGTACAGCCGCTGCCATATCTTCTTTTATCACCTCCGCTGAGTTTGATCTTGATGACGGACACAACTTTACCCTTGTGTCTAAAATGATACCAGATGTATCTTTTGAAGGTTCTACGGGTGGAACACCTACCATAGTGATGACTTTACAGCCGTTAAGTTCTTCGGGGTCTGGTTTTAACAACCCTGCGTCCGAGAGCGGTTCTGCTTCAGGGTCGGTTGTGCGTAGTGCTAGCTCTCCTGTAGACGTGTACACAAGCCAAATTCACACACGCGTTCGGGGCAGGCAGATGTCTTTAAAAGTTGAGTCCACAACAACGGGAGTGCAGTGGCAACTAGGTTCTCCTAGACTTGACATGCGCCCTGATGGGAGACGGTAATGCCAAATAATGATTATATAGTGGGTTTTCGTTCTCCTGCGCTACCATATCCTCCCGCAGAGTATGACCCGTTTCAGTTTGAAGAATTTAACAAAGTGCTCAGACTGTATTTCAACCAGTTAGACAATGTGTTGCGTGATACATCTATGTCTCGACAGACTGAAGCTATGGGGTGGTTCTTAGGCTAATGGCAAACACTTATGTAAATGCAAAATTAGATTTGTCGTCTACAAGTGTTACTACTTTGTACACCTGTGCTGCGTTAACCACAGCAATAGTAAAATCTATACTTGTTTCTGAAGACAGTGGTAATGCAGACACTATAACCTTAACCATTACAAGCGGAGATGATGTCTTTAGTTTGTTTAAAACCAAAGCCGTTAGCGCAAATAACACAGTAGAGTTGTTAACCGCGCCCCTTATTGTGCAAGCTAGTGAGATATTGAAAGTAACGGCAGGTACTGCAAATAGGATACACGTTGTTGCTAGCATTTTAGAGGTCACATAATGGCTACAGTTATTGATAGTACCGAGACGCCCCTACCGGCTCCTACTATTGTGTTAACATATGCGTCTGAGGCTAAATTACCTCCAGATATGGATTTGCAAACTGCGTTGACGCGGTGGGTACAAGAAATGTCTTCACCAAATATTGAGATGATTCAGGTAGGCAATACCGTCTTTGTTGGACATCCTAGCAAAGACAAACGTAAACTTATGGGTCGTGTATTTAACGTAGATACTGCACGTAATTTTGTGTCTAATACTGTAAAGTATTTTAAGTTGCTGCAAAAAAAGGGGATAACACACTATTCTGTATCGTTCGATACAGGCACTTTGGAACAAATTGCAAAAGCAGTTGGAAAGGCACTTGTAGGAAGTGGAATACAAGCAGGTTTAGCACCAACTGAGTCTGGCAAAGAGACCGTGTTATTTGTGCAGTTTCCTACCAACATAAAGAAAGCTAAGTCATGAGTTTTGTTTTTGAAGTGGTAGACACAGTGGCTTCTCCGGTCCTTGATGTTGTGTCAGACATTGGTGACGTTGTTATGGACAGCCCTGTATTCGACGTTATGGATTTTGTGCGTGACGAAATAGCTGCTCCTGTTTTTGATGTGGCTATAGATAATATAGATATATACGACGCTATTCAAATAGGGTTGGTTTTAAGTGGAGTTCCTCCGTGGGTTATTGGTGTATCATCAGGAGCTTCTACAATAGCCCGAGGCGGTGATTTAAGCGATGCTATTAAAGCAGGAGCTATATCTTATGCAGGGTCTACCATAGGTAAAACTTTTGACGCTAAGATTGCCCCTAGAATTACAGACACTCTTACAGCCGAAGGTTTTAACCAGACTGTTAGTAATTTAATTAACGAAGGCGTTAAATCCTCGGCAAAAGCATTGGTTTACGGTCAGGACCCTTTAAAGGCGTTTGCTACAGGTGGATTAACAGCAGGTGTGAATGCTGCATTAGGGCAGATTGACGAGGCATTTACCAATCTTACAGGCGAATTTGAACTTGATGAAGTAGGAGAGTTTAAGCTTGATGATTTAGGCCAACGTATACCTATGGTTGCTGGATGGGAAAACTTACAGGATGGTGTCAAGGACGCTATAGCGGCGGGTGTAACTGCAGAATTAAATGGTGGCAGCGTAGACAATGCGGTTCTTGCAAACATTGTGAGCAAATACTCTGGCCTTGCTAGGAACATGAACAACTTCTTACAAAGTGAAGAAGGTTTAGGTTTAGATGAAGACCGCGCAAGGCTCTTAACAACTGCTTTGGGTAATGCTGCAGGCGCTGCAGTTAGTGGTAATTCAGAACTCACATTTGACGCATTTTTCAAAACTATCGAAGATTATGGGTACAAAGGATTAAAAGAAGCAATAGACAAACCCGTGTATGAAGGTTTGGACAAACTTACAGGCGACTACGGAAAGACTGCAACAGCAGCTAATGCGTTAAATACGGCTATTATAACGGCTCAAGACACGACAGACGAGTACAATAGTTTACGCACTGCCTTGCAAAACGAAGTTGACAATGCTGAAGCTCTTTATGGTACAGCAGAATACGATGCAGCATACGCAAGATTACAGGAACGGTATGATACATATTATACTCCTACGTTTGACGCATTACAGAGTGAGTATGACACTGCAGTAGTGGCAGTGCGTGATGCCCAGATTGAGTATGATGACCAAAGCCGGTTTCTTATGTCTGACTTAAACGATTTAGATTCAACATTGTCCCCCTTATTTGATGACGTACAACTTCAAACAGTGCTCGCTCTAAAACCAGATGCAAACTTAAAAGTTATTGCTAACTACCTTGGTGTGGATGAGGTAGATGCTGCAAATGCGATGTTAAGCACTAGCGGCGGGATTACAAATGTACCGAACACGCAGTCTCAAGCTGACGCTGCACTAAATCAAGCGCGACTTCAATATGTTACAGCGGCGTTAAATGCACGGGGCATACCCATTGAATCACTAAGCCCAAACCAACTAGGTAAATACCTTAATTACGCTAAAGAATTTTTAGGGAATACAAATGATATTTTAAGTTTAGATATGAACGAGTTTGCGGACAGCATGATTTACTCCGCTGAGTTATCTCCTGAAATAATAAAGGCAGCTAAAGACGCAGGTTTTGTACCCCAAACTGTAGACGACTATGGTATGTTTCTTACTGGCGAATACATACGGGTTAGCGAAGCAGGAAATACGGGAGACGCTCCTGAATTTTTAGATACTAGAGGACTAACAGACGAAAATGTTGACCAATGGCTATTTACTAACGGGTACACACAAGACGACGTAACCCATGTTGGTGATGGGTATTATAACAGAGATACTACAGATTCAACTACTTATGGCTTTGAAAAACCCCCGCTTGAAGAACTAGACAATGCGGTAGGTAGTTTTCTCTACCTTGAAGACCCCATGCAAACAACGGGCACCCGTGTTCTTGACGAAGTAGTTTTGGGCGACGGCGTAGGCGCACAACAGTTATTAGACGGGAGTGCCATCCTAACCAACAATGACGGAGTTCCTACGTGGGAACTACGTACAACGCAAGACACAGCTGCAGGCGGTGTTGATACGACTGCTGTATTAGAACAGGCGTTCACAGGCACTAACAAAGAGGACATGGTAAATTTTGAAGGGTATGTAGAAACTTCGGGAGGTGCTTTATTTAATCCCGAAGACGAAGCCTATGCCCGTAGCAAATTACAGATTGCTACGCTTGCAACTATGAACCCTAATGAAGGGCAAACATACGACGAGTTTACAAATTCATCTTTGTATAAAACAACTTCTACGTTGTATAACGCCTTTCGTGATACTTTTAGTGAAGAAGAAAACAAAGACATCCTTGACAATACTGTTAGTGTTGTTGTCGGCGCTAGTGGAGAAATGCTTCAAGCCATTGCCGGTTTAGCTACTCTTGTAGACAACAATCCTAACAACGCATTAGGGCAAACTGCTAAAAATATGTTGCGGTTAAGTGGTGATATGCGGTCTGATGAATGGACTGCTGCTGCACAAGAAATGGCTACTAATTCTGCTAACTACGATGCACAATGGCGTAAAGATAATCCGGGCAGAGAGCCAACAACTATAGAGAAAATATCTTTAAAAACACAAGCAATATACGGAAATTTTAAAAACCATCCTGCACAATTTTTAGCTGAAAACGTAGCTAGTGAGGTGTTACAGGAACTACCTATACTCCTAACATCTTTTGGTGTGGGCAACGTGGCAAAAGCTGCATTGGTCAAAGCGGGTAAAGAAAATGCAAAGAGGTTGTCTACTAAGGCGGCGTTAAGCACCGCACTTACTTTAGATACTGCTGAAGCTTTTGGCGGCACTGCAGCGTCTACATTTGATGAAGTTTACGCTACCGCGTTGCGGACAGGTAAAAGCGAACAAGAAGCCACTGATCTTGCTCTAGATACCGCACAAAAGGCAGGCACAATAGCTTCGTTAGCCACTATCTTTACAGCAACTACGATGGGCGGTCAGGCGCTTGCAAAGAGCGTTTTAGGCGATAATGCTGGTTCTATTGGTAAAAACGCTTTTGAGGCTTTGTATGATGTTGTTTTAGAAGGCACACGCGTAACTATAAAAGAAGGTATTACAGAGTCCATAGAAGAAGGGTTGCCGCAACTATACAGCGCAACTGTACAGAAACAACTAGACCCTAATTTTGATGTTGCAGGGTCTGTTTCTGAAGCCTCTATTATGGGCACAATCGCAGGTACAGGCACGGCAAGCACAATATATACAGGAAATGTTGTTGCTGATGTCTTGTCTATGGTTAATTCAGATGTAGAAAACGTGTTTGCCAATACTTCTACTGCAGAAGAGGCTACCACAGCGTTACAAGAGCTTGGTCTCAACGACAATGTGGTCTTAAACAACATACTAAACACAACGTATGACACCATGTACGTTAGCACTAATGAAGCAGAGACTGCTTTTGCTACTGCCAATCCTGATTACATACCGACCCAAGATGAAATAAATTCTTTTGTAACTACTCCGCGTTCTGATGCAGATTTAGCCACCGAAATAAGTTCATACATTAACGAAAGATATACGAGTGTAGATGACGTAGTAGCGGCAGCAGAAGACGAAGGTATTACCTTAACAGAAGACCAAATTGATGACTATGTTGGTGAGGCTGACCCTGACACACTAGCTCCTACTACAGAAGAGTTACGAGAACGTATAAGGACCGACGAAGAACAGCGTCCTATTACCGAATTAAAAGAAGACGTTACGCAACTTGGCACAGATATAGTAGATACCGAAACTAGGCTAACCGATCTTATAACTACAAACGAAGAAGCAGGATTAGCAAGAGACCAAGCCACGCAAACGGCGTTAGACACTCTAGCAGATCAATTAGGTATAACTGAAGCCGAACTTCTTGCTGAGATTGGCACTACTAAAAGTGAGTTACAAGCAGACGTTACGCAACTTAGTACCGACGTTACAGGGTTAACCAGTACGATAGGTGATGTAGGTACAGATGTACAAGCTATTGCAGAGTTAATTGGCAAACCTGCTCGTGACGTGACAGAAACAGACGTTGACTTTGTAATTGATTTGTTAGCGCAGGAAGATGTTCTAACTGAACAACAGACACAACAGTACGATGTTACCGGTGATAGTCTTGTAAATCAGTTAGATGTGGATTTGCTACAACAAGTCTTAAGTGGGGATACAGATGTTCAACTAGCCGACACGTCTATGTTTACTCCTGCTACGGGACTTTTTGCAGACGTTGCCGCGCAACGTGACGTATTAACGCAAATTCAAGAAGATGCTGTTGTACAGAACCAAGCTGAATTAGATGCAGTTACTGACTTAAACACCAATATAAACACGCAAATAAACGCGCAAAGAGAACAACAAGCCATGAGAGATTTTTTGCAAATGCAGCAATTAGGTTTGTTTCAAGGAGCAAGAACCGAAACTACTTCTCCCGACCCGCTTCAACTCTCTTACGCGTATGACATTGGTGGCGAAAGCGTGTTTGCTACTCCACAACAAGAGGCACTATTTACCACTCCATATGGTGATCCTAGAGGCAGTACACGGTTTTTTACACAGGGTGGACAAATAAACACTAGCAATGATATGCTATTAAAACTACTTGGAGAGGCATAATGTCTGAATTTCTAAACAGTCTTAGAGGTCTTACCGGTAGCGCCGTTACCGAAGTCCAAAATATGTTTACAAAAGATAGTGGTGAATATGATTGGCAAAACATTGGTATTTTAGCAGGTATGGGTGCTAGCGCGTTAGGATTAATACCTGATGCGGGTTCTGCAGCTTCAGGATACCAAGGATCAATTCCTGACCTGACTGCAACTCGCGAACGTGTTCCCAACACGTATGATCCTAACAGAAGGGCGGGAAGTGGGGGACAACGATACTTCACTGACACGCAATTTGTTCCGAAAACTGGGGCACCTGCAGCCCCTGTGTCTGCAGCAGGATTGGCCGCTATAAATATGTCTAACCCTGCACAAGAACAACGAAAACCTAGCCCAATTCCCCCTCCTATAGGTCGCGTTGCCCAGCCTATGGCAGCAGGCGGTATCGCAAAATTAAAAAAAGGGCAGTATCTTAATGGTAAAACAGATGGTATGGCTGATGTAATACCAGCACGTATAGATGGAGTGCAAGAAGCCAGACTTAGTGATGGTGAGTTTGTTATTCCTGCAGATGTTGTAAGCCATCTTGGCAACGGCAACTCTGATGCGGGTGCAAAAGTTCTTGAAGGTATGATGTCACGTGTTCGTAAAGCACGGACAGGTAACACTAAACAGGGGAAAGAAATTAACCCTAAAAAATTCTTACCAGCGTGAGGTAGATTATGGCTAACATTCTTACAACAAACGAAGACCCGATTGCCACAGGTAAAGAATCTGCACTATCTAATTACGCAGGTCCGTATGTTACTAACATGTTGGGCAGAGGCCGAGCGTTAGGTGAAGAACCTTATAGTGCTTATATGGGGCCACTGACGGCAGGGTCTTCAGACTTACAAGATGCAGCGTTTCAAGGTGTAGGTTCTCTTGCGTTGCCTACAGAAGAAATGGGTGTAGGCGGTTTCACTCCTGATACTTTTACCTCTGAAAACGTGCAGCAATACATGAATCCCTACCTTATGAACGCATTGCAGCCACAGATTGATGAAGCTCGTAGGCAGTCCGAAATAAATAGAGTAGCAAATGCCTCGCGTTTAACACGTGCAGGGTCATTTGGAGGGTCACGCCAAGCTGTTATGGACGCAGAAAATCAAGCATCACTTAACAGAAATTTAGCAAATATTACAGGGCAAGGATACCGAGACGCGTTTGACAAAGCTACGGCCCAATTTAATACTCAACAAAATAGAGATATGGACGCACAACGAGCTATAAATGAGTACGGTATGACCGGACTTGGCGCGTTAGCTGATTTAGGGACCGTTCAACGTAATATAGAAGCAGAAGGTATTGCTGCAGATAGGGCACAGTTTGAAGAAGAACGAGATTTCCCGTACAAACAAGTGCAATACATGCAATCTTTGCTACAAGGCTTACCTATTGCTGCACAAAATGTAACTTACCAAGAGCCTAGTTACTTACAACAGTTGCAGACAGATAGTGGTGACTTTCTTTCGTTCTTTAAAACTTTGTTTGGTGACCAAGATAAACAAGTACCTGCTGGAAACATTACTAAAGGAAGTCTTTCCGCTCCAGTAACTTCTCCCATGGCACCACTAATGGACTTAATAGGGTAACAAAAATGGCTTTAGGTATAGATCAAGAAATTGAAAGTCGCAAAGATGCGTACCGTGGAAACCCTCAACAGTTGCAAAAACGGTATTCGCAAAACAAACAACTTGTGGACTTGCTAGCTTTACAACAAATGAAGTCTGACCAAGAAGCCGTTAAACGCAATCAAGCACTAAAAGCAAACCAAAATGCAGGAACAGTAGCAGAAAGATTAGAAGCAGAAGTACTTGATGGGTACAAACAAAAACAAGCTGCAAAAATTGCAGACACTCGCGGTGTATTGCAAAACAAACAAAACACGCAAAACAAAAACATGCAGCGTATGGCTGCAGCGGCAGGTAAAACCAGACCTACAGGGCTTGCAGCGTTAACTGGAGCACAAGGACAGGCGGGGATAGGTGGTATGCGTAAACCCCCTGTACGGTCCGCTCAGGGCATACCGGCACAGGTTCCTAGCACTGCACGTATGGCTCAGGGTGGTATTATTGGGTTTGCAGGGGGTAGAGGTGTAGAGGGAACAGGAGATTATCCAGAATTAGGGGGTACGGAACTTACTACTGAAAGGCTTATGGCCCTAAAAGAGGCATATCCAAGAGACTATTTACGTTACGCTGAAATTATTAAAGACAATCCTGATGGCATTCCGTTTTATAAATTACCCCCATTAGTACAAAACAAAATAAGTGAATTATTTAACATAAGAAAAGAATTTTCACGCGCAGACTTGCGAAGGTTAGAATTGGGAGCCGATCCAAGCGGTATGGATACAGAAGAAGGGTCTGGTTTTGAGTTAGACCCTATAGAAGCAACAGAACGTGCCACTGACCCTGAACCTGAAACTGTAGAACAGCCTGAATCTGAAACTGCAGAATCGTCTACGGGTGATGTTACATTTGAACCTGTAGAAAGAAAACCTAGTGCCTTAGAAGGCATAGATACAGAGGTTGAGGCAGTGGTGCCTCAACAAGTTGATACTTCACAACAAGACGAGGCAAGAGAGGCTGTGGTAGACCAAGCAGCCAAAACAGTCGGAAAATTAGACCCAATATTATTAGACGACCCTGACGCAACACAAGTTGCAAGTTTAGAACCTGTTAGTCCTAATGAGTATTTAGACGAAACAAACCAAAAATTATTTGAAGGATTAACTACACAACAAGTTAAAATGATTAACAAACACCAAGACCCGTTAGCTATGGGACTTGATGCTCGTGATGAGTCAGATGATTATTTACTACGTGAACTTAAAAGAGACACACGTAAACGCCAAATTGATCGTTCGTCTGCTTTAGAAGATGAAGCACGAGGTGAGGACAGGATAAATAACGCAATTCGTACTTTAGGTGGCGCGCGTAGGGGTGCTGGTGGCTTAGGAGATGCTTATTTAGAAGGACAAAAACTTACACGTGACCGGCGGTCTGCATCAGAAAAAATTCGTAGGGGCATTGAAGACGCGGCAATCTTAACTGATACTAATATTGGTTTGGACGGCCAACGTATGCAAACAGAAATTGGTCAGCAAGCTTCAGATTTGTTGGGTCAAGGTATTGCAGGAATACAAGCAAGACTAGACACAGCTGCTGCAATGTCTAGAGATAAACGTGAAGGCAAGCAATCTGCATTTAATATAGATTCACGCAATCAAACACTAATTGATATTAGAAACAGCGAGTCGGAAGACAATACGCAACAACAAAATGCGGCTATTGAACAAGCAGGCTTAGACAGAGAAGCAGCAGCAAGAAGATCAGTTTTAGAGGCATTAAATAGAAGAGATGTGCAAGAACAAGCCAGACTCATACAACAAAGTGCAAATGCCCAACAAACATTGTTAGAAAATGTCAAAAGAAAAATAGAAGTTGCAAAAGGCACTGATGAACATGACCGATTTGTAATGGAGCTTGACTCAAGAAATATGCTAGAAATGGAAGCCCTTGTTTCGGGAGCAACCGAACGACTAACAACAGATCGTAACGCGCTCATACAAGGTAATGCAATATACCAAGCATTGGTACAGGAAGCAGGACTAGCAGAGGGAGATGACATTGATGGTGCAAAAGCTAAATTGGAACAATACGAATCTATTATGGATGCAATACTTGCAGATCAATTTGCAGACCAGTACGCAAGATTAGGCGCTATGCAAAACCGATTAGATCAATTACGCGCACAAGCAGGAATGCCTACTATATTAGACCCTGCTGATCCTTCCATAGAAGTAACTCCACAATAGTAAGGTAGACTTTATGGTTGCGTACAATTTAAAAACTAAGTCTGGAATAAATGCGGTAGTAGATGCTCCTGTAGGAGCTACTAAAAAAGAAGTTATAGATATCTATAACAAGACGTTACAAAGAAAATTAGACGCGCCTCGTTTACAACAAGAAGCTACAACGCAACGTGCGCGTGATGCTAGAAGTCGTATGTTAATGGAACGAAAACGTGCGTACGACCCTACTATCACTGATTACCTAGCTGAAATACCTAAAGGCGTTGTAGGTGGTGCTGCAAATTTAATAGAGTCTGGTGCGTTAGGCATCGCCGCGCTGCTACCCGAAGAGGCAGAGAATGTTGTACGCGACGGCATAAAATCTGTAGGTGGAGCTGTACAAGATTATGTAAAACCTACAGTAAACACTGAGGACAGTGTACCGCGTAAATTTAGCGAGGCTGTAGGCTCGTTTGCGGGACTTGCAGGCGTCTTTGCTGCTAATCCCATTGCAGGCATTACGACTGCTGTTGGCGCAGGCGTTGGTGAGGCTAGTGAACGTGCAAGAGCCGCAGATGCCACACAAGAAGAACGTAACCTTGCAGCAACACTTGGTATACTTCCGGGCGCACTTGAGTTAATCCCTATAAGTCGTTTTGTTAAAGGTGTTAAATTACTAAGAAAAGGGGAAGCTGCTACAGATGTAGATTCTGTTACAGCCGTAGGGCCAAACACTGTTGTAACACAAAACCGACTTATCGCTAACCGTGTTGCACGTGCAGCCCGTGAAGGCGGTATTGAAGGAGCGCAAGAAACAGCATCTAGTATAGCTCAAAACATGATTGAGCAGGGGTATAACCCCGATAAAGGTACGTTTGAAGGTAGCGGTGAAGCTGCTGGCTATGGTTTTGGTGTAGGTGCGTTTGCACAAACCTTGCTCGATCTTGCCGCACCCAAAATACGCGGTAGTGCAGACGTAGATGGCGAAGAAGGACAGGCTGCAGCAAGAGCCGCAATCGGTAAATCATTAGATGAAACAGGAGCAGTTGACTTCAACATATTACGCACGTTGGACGCACCTGCTCTTACTATTGAAAAAATAATAAACGAAGAAAAAACTAAACGTAATATTGTCGATCAAGACCCCGACGTGTTACAAGAATTACTTACAAAGCCACGTGTTGTACAAGACAAGACACGTTTTGATCAAGCTGTGGCTAAAGGAAAATACCAAGGTAATTTACGCGATAACTACGAACGCTATAGAGCAACAAATCCCTTAACCGCTATGTCTTTTAAAGAATACGTAGAAAGTGGTATGGGTACATCTTCATTAGAAGATATGGAATTAGCAGATAGAACTTCTGCAGATATAAAATCAAAACTTGATCGCGTTGCTACTGATCGTGCTACTGAGTTGTTAAGTGATCTAGGTATGCAACAACAAACAAGTGCTCGTATAGATCGTCAGCTTAAAGCCATTGATCCCGAACGTGACGGCAGATTTGACCGTGCTGTTGCAACAGCAGGTAGTGATGTAGCCCGAGGATTGGCAAGCCTTCGTCCTGAAGCACAAATGGATTTAGCTACCGATCCTAAACGTACAGCCGAAGAACGCGCACAATCAGAGTTATTCCCTGAACAGGTACGTGAAGGCGCGTTAGGACAGGCGCAGTTAGAAAATCTTGAACGTCGTAAAGAAGGTCCAATTAGCGAACAGCCAAAGGCTACAGATGAGTTAGACCCGTACCGTAGTGACCTGCTATCGTTCTTGCCTGATGGATTAGAAGGCGCTCGCAGACGCAAGGCTGATCAACAAGAAACTGATTTGGCTGAACGGTCAGATGCACAAACGGCTCTAAAACAAATCTCTGCACAGGAAACAGCTGACGCCAAACAAGTTACAGATAGGCTTGCAGAGACAGATGCTACACGCACTAAAATATTGCAGGACACAATAGCTAATGCAGGAGAGCTTCGTAGGCCCGAAGCTTTGCGAAAAGCGTATGAAGACGCGCTAACAGCGGCAGGTATAACTAACGCCAAGGCCACACCACAGGAGGTGACTAGCCTAAAACGTGCGTCTGATGCAATACGGGCTAAGTCCCCTGTTCCTAATGTAGATAATATCATTGTACCTCCTGCGTTGGAGCCAGTAACAGACCCTAGACAAGCAGACATGGAAGCACAAGTTGCTCCTAAACCTGTAACGCCAACGCAAGCCTCGTTTGCTGGCATGGGGCGTAGTGCTAAACTTGGCACCCCTCCCATGCGTCCGGGCCAAGACACGTTTGC